ATGTAATATCTTACATGGGAGAAATTATAGCACAAGCAACTGAAGAAAGCATTTGGGAAGGAACTGCGGTAGCAGGGAAATTCAATGGTTTTGTAGGTGCTGCTACAGGTTTATTACTTCCAGGTGTTGACGCAACAGTTATTCAGTCTTCAGCATCAGCAGCATATTCGGCAGCAAATATTATAGCTAACTTACAGACATTGACTAAAGATATGGCTGATAATATTTCTCCAATATTAAGAAAAGAAGATTTACATATTTACATGAATCCTAAGACTTACGCTTACTATGTATCAGCGGTTTCTACCTTAGGTTATGTAAACGCATATAACATGAACGGTGATTATGAGCCTGTATTTGAGGGTTACAAAATTGCAGTATGTCCAGGTATGGCGGATAACCAAGTTATAGCAGCAGAGAAATCTAACTTATTCTTCGGGACTGATCTATTATCAGACATGACTAGAATTACTTTGATGGATATGGCTCAGTTAGATGGTTCAGATAACATGAGATTAGTAGCAAGATATTCAGCAGGTGTTCAAACAGGAGTAGGAGCTGACATTGTTAGACAATCATAAAACAAATTGAAAGTAAGGGCGTAAAAACCCTTACTCTCTTAACCTTTAAAAAAATAAAATTATGGCATGTACCGCATTAACGAAAGGTAGAGGACTTGATTGTAATAGAATCGCAGGGGGTGTAAAGAACGTGTATTTTTCAGTTTACTCAGATTTTGGAGATACTGATTGGTCTTATGACGGCTCAAACCCACAAGAAATAGACGCAATTGATTGGAATAGTAAAAGTATATACAAGTATGTAATGCCTTTGGGTGTTGCTTCTGTTACTGATACTATTACAGGCTCTACAGAAAATGGCACAATATTTTACACACCAACTGTAAATATTATGCTTAACAAATTAACAAAAGAAGATCAAAATCAAATTAAATTATTAGGACAAACTAAAGTAAGAATGCTAGTAGAATTGAATCAAAAATTGACTAGTGGACACGATGCAATCTTATGTTTAGGATTTGAAAATGGATTAGACCTAAATACAGGTTCAGCAGATACAGGAGCAGCATTTGGAGATCGTAATGGCTATACTCTTACCTTTACAGGCATGGAGTCTAGACCTATGGCTTTCTTAGAAGACTATACTACTTCTATATTTGATAATTCAGGATTCACAAATAAGGGAACTCCGTTTGTAGTTTCTACTTAAGATAATTTGTAGTTTTCATATATATTCTGAGGAGGGCAGCTTATGGCTGCTCTTTTCTTTAAATATTGGTAAAGGTGTTACGGCTTGTACGTATCTAGACAACTAGCGTTTACCATTACATTAAGGTGGCTTCGGTCACCTTTTTGTTGTAAATAAGCAAATAAAAATGTATCTTTTCTATTATATACTATGATACAAGCAATCACAAAAACTAATTTGACTACTTTTATTCAAACAGAAGATAACAGAATAGACACCACAGTTGATTCAAGCATGGTAAGACACTTAGTTAAATTCATAAATGATTTAGACAAATCAGTTCAATATGCTTATTCTACAGTCCATGATATTAAAGATAGATATACTAAATTTGTTTTTGATTATAACGCCACTCCTGATGTATATACAGGGAGGGTTAATTTTTTACCATCAGGTTCTTGGAAATATGAAATTTATGAAGTAGTATGGACAGGAGCGGTAGCAATAAGTGCAGGAAACGCACCTGTAACCGAAGATGATCTTTTACCTGCAGGTCCAACTCATGGAATTGTTAAGGGCTTGGTAACAAAAGGAAAGATGAATGTATCAGAAAAATCAGGAACAGAACAAGTAAAATATACACAACACACCGAACCATCAGGAACGAATTACATTTGGTACGGACAATAAAATAAAATATTAAAAAATTGAATTATGCCTATAGAAAACAATAATGAATTACTAAGAGAACAACTAGGAAAACACAGATGCGATGTTATAGCAACAACCGCTATGACAGGAAAAAATTATTACGCAGTTCATTTTCCAGTAACATCAGTTATATCAAGTATATCAGCAAATAATGTTACAGGAGCAACAGGTAGTGCAATATCTAACCTACAGACTACAATACCTGCAGGAACAACTATCTTTTTGAATGTTACTGCAATTACTTTGACAAGTGGTGTTGCGTTATGTTATTATGAAGATATACTGTAATGTTAGGATTACTACAAGGATCAACACTAGAAACCAATAGAAAAGACTTTGACACTTTTTCTTTACTATTTAATGGTACAGATGAAAGTGTTACAATAGACGCCGTAGCATCATCTATGAGTGGAGCAGCAGGAAGTGTGTCATTGTGGGCAAAGTTATCTACAGTATCAAGTACAGGAAATATCTTCAGAGCTAAAGTTGATTCTAATAACTATGTAAATATACTTTACCATGCATCATCTAATGAACTTAGGTTTGCTTACAAAGCAGGAGGAACTAACAAAACCGCAGTTACAACTGAAGCAATAGAGGGTGATGGAAATTGGCATCATATTGGAGCAACTTGGAATGCATCAGAAGATGAAATGAAATTGTATTTAGATGGACAATTAAAAGCCACGACCACAGGTCTAGGAACTTTTAGTGGAACAATGTCAGAAGCTGACTTAGGTCAAAACCTTACAGGAGGTGGGTTCTACAAAGGATATATAAGTAACGTAGCGGTGTTTACTAATACTCTAAGTTTAGCAAATATGCAGTTTATACAAAACAGGTCAAACGCAGTTGCTACACGCTTTTACCCTATGGACATATCTAATATGGCAAGTTTAGTTGGGTATTATAGGTTGGAATCAGGTTCAGGAACAACCGCTTTGGATAGTAGTGGTAACGCAAAAAATGGTACTTTAGTAAATACACCAACATGGTCAACAGTAACACCAACAAACAATTAAAATGAAATACGTAACAATATTAGCAGAACAAGTAGCGAACATAGATTTTAACCAAGTGCTAGAAACATCTGAAGAAACTTTAAGATATAACAACGATAGAAGTTTAGCTTTGTTAAAATTTGAAGGAAACACTCCTAGCTTTTTAGAGGGTAAAACAACTTATGACTATGAACAAATCATGGAAATTTTAGACAGTCCTGATTGGACACAAGAAGACTAATTATGAAAGATAATATTTTATCAATAAATTTAGAAACAAGCACCGCACCTGTGGTGCAAGAAGTAAGAGGTAAAGATTACATAGAATACGGAACAGAAGATTGGAAGAACTTATATCCACAATTCTTGATAGACCTTTACTATTCTAGTAGTATTTCGGCAGCTATAATAAACGCTACGGCAGAAATGATTTCAGGTGAAAACCTAATCATAGAAGATGAAGAAGATAGAGATACAGAGGCTAGAGTTAAGCTTCAAAATTTTATGAATAGAGCCAACGGAGGAGAAAGTTTACACGAAGTAATTAAAAAAATTGCTTTTGACTTTAAACTACAAGGTGCTTTTGCTTTGAATATTGTGTGGTCAAAAGACAGAACACAAATCGCTGAAATCTATCATATACCTGTAGAAAAGATTAGAGCAGAAAAACCTGATGAATTTGGTAAGGTAAACGCTTATTATATTTCATCTGATTGGTCTAACACTAGAATACACAAACCATACAGAGTACCTGCTTTTAACGTAAACGACAGAACATCTCCTAACCAAGTTTTGTATTCAGGTCTTTACAGTCCTAATATGAATGTATACCACACGCCTGATTACGTTAGTTGTAACAATTGGGCATTAATAGATTCTAGAGTTTCTGAGTTTCATCTTAACAATATTTCATCAGGATTCAGCGGTTCATTCATGATCAGCTTTGCTAACGGAATACCAACTCAAGAAGAGAGATTTCAAATAGAACAAAGTCTTACCGATAAGTTTTGTTCAGAAAAAAATAGTGGAAAATTTGTGTTGACTTTTAGTGATGACAAAACTAGAGTTCCTGAAATTAATTCTATAAGTCCATCTGACTTAGATAAACAATATTTAGCACTACAAGAATTATTGACGCAGAACATACTTTCAGGGCATAGATGTACTTCTCCTATGCTGATGGGTATAAAGTCCGACACAGGGCTTGGAAACAACGCTGACGAGCTTAATTCAGCAGCGAACTTCTACCTTAATACTGTAGTAAAACCATTCCAAGATCAAATCGTTAAAGTTCTTAGAAAAATATTCATAGTAAATAACATGGATATGCCTGTAAATTTTGTTCAGCTTAAACCAATTACTCTAGACTTTACAAGCCAAGATTTGAAAGCGGTTATGACTCAATCTGAAATAAGAGAGGAGTTAGGGTTACCACCATTAGAAGAAGATGTAGAGGTAAGAGAAGATCTAGCCAAAGTAGGCAGTATGGTTACCGATGGTGTTGAGTTGCCTTTATTTGATAGTATAGAAGAAGCTGAAGCAGAAGCGAAAAAAATGGGTTGTAGTGGTTACCACGAGCATAAACAAGACGGCAAGACCTATTATATGCCATGTGAATCTCATGATCAAATAACTAGCTTGAAATCATGTAATTGTAAGTTAAGTGAAAACACAAAGTTGCAAAAATTTATACACGAATTTGGTGAGGATATTTCTGAAGATTGGGAAATGATTGAAGAAGAAGTTGTTGATGGAGAGCATTTAAATTTTGATTTTGAAAAAGAATTAAATACCATTACTAACGAAAAAATAGAATTAGCTAGAACACCAACGGCAAGACCTAATGCTAGAAGCGAACAAGATGGTGTAAATAAATCTTTTAATGATTATTACAAAGTAAGATACGTTTACACAACAGATGACTTCTTAACTAATAAATCAGGAACTAGTAGAGAATTTTGTCAATTGATGATAGCTTCAGATAAAATTTATCGTAAAGAAGATTTAGTAAACGCAAATAGTCAAGATTTGAATCCTGGATTTGGACATAAGGGATATGATTATTTAGAGGGAGTAGATGGTTCTTATAGTTTATTTTTATACAAAGGAGGTCCCCAATGCCGACACTATTGGTTAAGAAGAATCTATAAAACTTCTTTAAGAAACGCAAAACAACCAATCAAAGACGCAGAAGTTATTTCCTACACAAAAGCTATGAGCGAGGGGTTCACAGTTAAAAGGAATGACAGGTTGGTGGCTATACCACCGCAAAGAATGAAAGATCACGGATATTATCCTGAATAAAAAAATAAGAAAATGGCATACGTATTATTCATATCAGAAGCAAAATTAAAAGATTCAACGGCTATCAATCTAAATGTAGATATTGATTTGCTCTTACCGTATGTAAGACAGGCACAGAAACTGTATGTTGAAACTAAATTAGGAACAGATTTGACGCAGAAGCTAAAAGACGAAATCACGGCAGGAACCTTAGCAGGTGCGTACAAAACTTTGGTAGACGACTATATCGGTGATATGTTGCCGAATTGGGCGTTCTACCATGCCGTTCCCTTTCTTAGGTTTAAGATAGAAAATGGTAACATCTATAGTAAAACATCTGAAACAGGTACCGCACTAACGACTGAAGAAGCACAACACCTAAGAGAAGAGGTTAGAAATACCGCAGAATATTACACAGAAAGAATGATAGATTACGTTAGAAATAATCTTCCTAGCTTTCCTGAATATAATACTAATAGCGGTTCAGATGTTTCACCTGATAGTAACGCTTACTACAACGGAATGAATTTAGAACGACCAATGCAAAGAGGTACGAAACTAACTTTAAGAGATTTTTTAACACCTGATTTGACATAATGAAAAAACACTACAAGCCCAAACAAATAAATGTAACGAAGCTAAAATCCTACTTGGATAAAAAGCCAAAAAAAACAAACAATGAAAGAAATACAAGACAGTATACAGGTAGGACTAGCTAATGGTTCTGCGATTGGTTTATCAATAGTTGAAGCGAATGAATACTTAACATTCATCTCACTAAGTCTAGC